GGCTTAGATCAACCATCAGCAGTAAACTGAAAGGAGGTTATAATGTATAACGAAAGCGATATAGCAGTAGCTAATATAATGGAAGCATATTTTATTAAAATGCTCAATTACCCACATATTAGCCCCAATTTTAAAGCACAAATAAGCGGAATGATAGATACAATAAACACTGTTAAAACAGAATTTAAAGAGATAGGAGGAAATAATGGTAATATATAATCACACAAAAAAGCAAATAGAAATAGTAGTTCCTTGCGAAGATTGCCCCGAAGCACATCGTAGTATTATGGAAAGCATAATGGATGCAATGTCGGCACAGGATAAGGAATTAGTAGAAGAACCAACTAATTATTGGTTATTACGCTTACTTAAAGATATGGTTCCAGATGTTGAAGAGCTAGAGCATGCTTACCAAAAATAAACTAACTTTAAATCCTCCGTTAATTGGCGGAGGATTTTTTTTAAACAAAATAATTACTAAATTTAATCTTATGAAAAATAACGACGAATGGTTGGAAAAAACACCAATATATAAAACAACTTCTTTTATTGTTGCAATGGCTTTATTACTAGTATTAGTAATAGTATTATTACTTCCAAGCAATAATAAACCCAAGGAAAATAATGATACATCTAATAATTATACTGTACAAAAATCGACTCCTATACCTATATCAAATTGGCAATATTCAAATACAGTTGATGAAATGGAAGGTAGAAAAGTTCATATAGCAGAATGCTATTCTGATAATAATATTTTATTTGAGTTTCCATATAATCAAGAAGGCGGCTCATCCTTTGAACTATTTCTTAGAAAAAATAAAGATTTTGATATAGGTTTATCTGTATCTAAAGGTCAGTTTTTAAGCGGATATGGTAATAGAGGAGTTAAATTAAAATTTGATAATGAAAAGCCTTTCATAGTTGGATATAATGGCACATCAGATGGTAGTTCTGAAACAATATTTTTACACAATACAAGTAAAATTTTAAATAAACTTAAAACAGCTAAAAAATTAAAAATTGAAGTTGAATTTTATGATTGCGGAAATCAAATTATAAATTTCACAGTACAGGGTTTAAAATGGGATATTAAATAATTATCTATAAAGTAGAGTAGCAAAAGCCCCTTAAATTAGGGGCTTTTTTTATGTTAAGATTTTTTTTTGAAATATTCTGAAATAGGTATTAAATTTAGAATCGATGAGGGGGCAATTTTCTTTATTTTCAACATTTTTTGAAGATACAACTAAGCGGATAGAGGAAACCCCTCGCCCCCGTAATTTCTTCATGCCTGAGCGCAACCAACATTTAGTTTATAGATATTATTACTACTGCGAACTTAAGTTCTTACGCTATGATAAGTGTTTAGAATTTATCGAAAAAGAATTCTACTTAACCGAAGCCCGTGTGATAGTTGTGTTGACTGAAAACAGAGAGTTGTTAAGAAGTATCACGGAAACGAAACCTACAATTAAAGATTTAGAAAAAAAGATTCCGCATTTTAACTGGTAGGCGGATTGTACATATCAGTCCACGCATTTACCGGAGGCGCAGCTGCATTACTTATTCCAATACTTGTAATTGTAGTTTCTGTATATTCTTTAGCAGCGCAATACTCTCTTATAATACAATTATAGCCTATTTCACGCACATTTAAATAGCCTTCTTGCGTTGGAATTCGTTTATTGCTGACACGATCCATAGGACTAAAGTTTACACCGCTTAATCCCTGCAGTAAATTATGTAGTTTCTTTTCTGTAGCCATAAATAGTAAAGCAATATCCTGATTTGTGCTTCCGTCATACGTATCGCTAAGCGTATCGAATACATGAATAAAACTGAATGTGGCGTTTAAATCTTGCACATTACCACCCAAGGTATCAATTGAATTAACGTTAAAATCAATGAATAAGCATTCTTCAGGATAAGGATACTCTTCTTTAGGATAATTAATTTGATCATACCATAAGTCTATATGTTTGATTGCAGGAATTGCGGGTTTAATGATAGCGCATAGCTCTTTGTATGCTTCCGTCCAGTCTTGTTCTTGTTGCATGTTTAAATTTTAGTTAGTTCATTTAAAAATATTCTTTCGATACGTTTATCTAAATAGGGGCTATTCCCTATAAAACGCCTCCGTGGCATATTCATTTGCCTTGAGTGAGCCTTTACCTCATGTCCTGACCCTTGAACCTTTTTAAAGGCATCTTTTGCTTTTGAAGCTTTTCCATTTTTCAAGTACCTGGTCATTACTTTTCGGGATGCAATTCTAAAATGCTGGTTAACCTGCTCCTTTCCCCTAAAACCATCATTGTGTATACCAGCATAAGGAAGGTTAGTACCAACAATAATACCATTCCAGTCAGCCTTTATTTTGCGAATAGAGCGATTTAATCTTCCTGATTTAACCAAGATGGCTCTGCCGCTGTCTTTTTTGTTTTTGTCGGTTTTTCGTTTAGCCCAAGGTTGCTGAGTTTCACCACTCCATCCTTGTTGATTAAAACTATCGTGAAAAAAGTTTTCGGCAGTACTCGCTGCCAATACAGGGAACTTATCTAAAGTTTGCTTAGTTTTATTATAAAACTGCTGAAATTGCTTACCTAAATCATCCATTTGTTTATTAATTAAATATGTTGTAATTTTGTTTCGGTTAGAGCTACGGCTCCGACCCTAACACAGAGCCAAGAGACGCAAGTTTTGAGGCTCTTCGTGTTTTATAACACATTCTTAACCAATCCATTTACAATATCGATTCGTTTAATTTTTATTAATTTCTTTTTAGTTGTAATAAACCAAACGTCTGTAATTGATTTATTTCTTGTCTCATCATATAATGCAGCATATAGCGCATGTACAATACTTTCGTTTGTTAATATTTTTGGAATACTAATAATAGCAATTGCAACTTTTTGATGTGCTGCTGATTTAATACAGCCTTGCACAGCATTTCGAGTAGGTGTTTCGATATTTTTAAAATCAGATAAAATATCATTGATCGATGCATCTGGATTTTTACGGCCCTCTATGTAATCCAATAATTTAACGGTATAATTATTATCTGCTATTATTTTAGCCACAGTAGTATTCGACTTAAGTTCTTTTTCATTGTGTATGCTATGCACTAAAACTTCTCCTCCACTTTTACTTTTATAAATACTTTTATAATCAGTTGGATCAGGATATAATTTATTTACAGCATCCATTATTTGTTTTGAAGCTGAAACACTTGTTTCATAATACGGATGGCTCTTAGGGAATATCACGCCTTGCTTACCAACATTACCTTGAAACATTGGTTGTAAATCAGGTGTAACGATAGTGCTTAAATCAGTCGTTGATCCATTAGCTACTTGCTGGATAATAGAACGTTCGTGCCAGTGTAATGGCAAATAATAAGTATCCCAGAAAGGATGATCTACAGGAAGTGTAGTGCCATCTAAAGAACGGCATGTATTGGTCGTTCTATTATCCAGCGTAGCATCAAATTTTAAGAAAGGTAAAATATGTTTGTTAGCCTGTATATCTAACCATTGACTAGCCATTTGAGCGCTTACCATCGTATTATCATATTCGGTAGCTAAATAACGAACGTTATAGGATTGATTAACTTTTAAAACTTCTGTTTTAAAGTCGTTGAAGCTCCTTATATTACCGTTTTCATCTTTTAATTTACTACCGATATCCTTTAATTGCTGATAGGTTTTAAAGCCTGAAAAAACAAAGATGTTTTGTTCAAGTGCTTTGAGCATTTCAACATTTTTATTATCGGTACTGGTTGTATATCCAGTCAATAGCGCATCTTTTAACTCTGACGCTGTCTTTTTTAAGAGTCCATAATCTACTACGCCCTTTTGTTTTCCGTCAAATAGTAGTTTAGCGACTCTTAGTACATCTGCCTCATAGCCGTTGGGGGAAACGGCACTAGGTGAAGATGAATGTGTACAGCATTTATCGCTATAAAATGCTTCAATATTAGCTGTTAGGCTTTTTTTTTTAATTGCCGTAGGTTTTGCCGGTGGTATATTCGGTGGTATGATTTGTTTCATACCAAGAATCGGAATACCTGTTTTTTGAGTTACAAACTCAGGATCAATTTCATATACTGCAGATAAGGCCACAACATAATCAACCGTTTCAGCTACCGTTAAATCTTCGCTTTTATCCCACTCAAAATAACGGTCTTTAAGTTTGCTATATGCAGGACTTAATATCATTAAATTAGGGATCAAAACACCATTAATTAGGTATTTAGTCGATACTAGATCACTCTCATGTCTATCATCTGAAATATCCTGCAGTATTTGCATACTACCATAAGTTCCTTTATTGTTTTGGCTGTTAGATGTCGAACTTTGCCCATTAAATAACATGGCAATTTCACTATCTAATTTAGCAATCAGTTTTTCAAAACATCCTGTAGGATCATTGCCAGCCATTCCCATTAACTCAACTTTTTCACCTTCAGTTAAAACAGCCCAACCAGCAGATCCCATTTTATCCATGATAGTGGCTAATTGTTGTTGTCGTGTTTTATCTGTAGTATTAGTATGAACTGTTCTAAATGGAATACCTACCTTTTCATTGAACTCAGCCCAAGCACCTAAAGCAAATTTCTTTGCCATCACATGTATGGCAGCTTTATATAATAATCCTAAATCTTTAGTATTACCCACAGGAATGTAGAATGGGTTGTCTAAATAGCTCAATCCTTCAGTATCAAACTGGAATTTTGTAACAATCCCTTTTTCAGGTTTAACATGGTATTTATTAACCTCAGTTGCTTTTAATAATTCTCCTGTTATTGGATCAAAGTCAAAGGTTTCAATTAAATTAAAACCTTGAAACTTAGCCATAAGACTGTATTCAATAAAGTTTTGAAACCACTCTTTTTCAAATAGTTTTTTAGCCTCTACATCGGGCTTACCATCTTTATCAACTAGTTTAAATTTAGCTTGTTTTGCCTTTAAAATTCGGGTATCAATAATTGAAGTTAATGTATTGTCAATTCTGATATTATCATAGATCTCATACATCGGAATACGGTTTGGATAATCTACGTTTTGCGCAGTCATCAAAGCGTTTTTCCACTTATATAAATCTGTTTTTTGTAAATTAGGACTTATCGGCTCAATTAAATGAGTCAGATTTTGTCCTCTACGTATTGCAGCTTCAACTAATAATTGACTATCAGGGATTGATTTTATAAAATCATTAGTTGGATATGTTTTGCCTATTCTACTTCCAGTTGACATATTTTTAAATACTATTTAAATGCTATTAATAATAATGATCTAATTTTTCGTTTGATCCCCAATTGATGATTGAAGAGCCATTTACTAATAATGGCCAGTCAGGATTTTCAATACCGGATTTACAGTTATCTAGCCACTCAATAGCGCTATCAAAATCATTAATGATATCTTGTGACACCTTACGTGTAGGCAAAGCCTCTACAATAAAATAAATAGTGATGCGTACACAAAAAATAACTAATAATTTATCGCGAGGATCCTCTTCAACCCAATAAGCTATTTGAGTCTCAGGATCTTGATTAGATCCATCTTGCAATGCTTTATAAAATTTATCATTTTTAAAGCTATACTCATCCTTTAAATATCCGATAGTGCCATTCCATAGTTTAGTTGCAGGAAATAGTTTTAATAAATCATATCTGCCTGTAAGCTTAGATTTAATTAAACTGAATGCAGCACCTTCACTCGTAGTTAGGATATGCGTATTTGTTTCAATAATTTGGTCACGGAAGTATTGTTTCATACCTACGTCCAAATCTTTATCTGTTATAAATGCGTGTATAGCCATTTTTTAAATATTTATTTTACCATGCTC